AAGATAAACGGCTACGAAATCCTTGAAAAGCAGGAATGGGCCGGTAGTTGCATCCCTGTTGTGCGGGTGATTGGTAACGAATACGAGGTTGAGGGCCGCATTTACATCAGCGGGCTGGTGCGTAACGCAAAAGATGCCCAACGGATGTACAACTATTGGACTAGCCAAGAGGCAGAGATGCTGGCGCTGGCTCCAAAAGCCCCGTTTATTGGTTATGGCGGTCAGTTTGAGGGGTACGAGACCCAATGGAAGACCGCAAACACGAATAATTGGCCTTATTTGGAGGTCAACCCAGATGTAACGGACGGTCAAGGCGCAATATTGCCGCTGCCGCAACGGGCGCAGCCGCCAATGGCCTCGTCTGGCCTGTTGCAAGCCAAAGTGGGTGCTTCCGAGGACATTAAGTCTTCAACTGGGCAGTACAACGCCTCGTTGGGTATGACATCTAACGAGCGTTCCGGCAGGGCTATTTTGGCTCGCCAGCGCGAGGGTGACGTTGGTACTTACCACTACCAAGACAACTTGGCGCGGGCTGTTCGGTACGTTGGTCGGCAGTTGGTTGACCTAATCCCCAAGATTTATGACACGCAGCGCATCGCCCGCATTATCGGGATTGATGGCGAAACGAAGATGGTCAAGATTGACCCGATGCAAGCCGAGCCAGTGCGTAAGATTCAGAACCAAGAAGGGATTGTGATTGACAAGATCTACAACCCGTCTGTGGGTAAGTACGACGTAGTGGTTGCAACTGGTCCGGGCTACGCCACCAAGCGCCAAGAGGCGCTAGAGGCGATGGCGCAACTGTTGCAGGGTAATCCACAACTGTGGACCGTGGCTGGCGACTTGTTTGTTAAGAACATGGATTGGCCTGGGGCTGCTGAGATGGCAAAGCGGTTTGCCAAGACGATTGACCCCAAACTCATGGGAGACGCCGAGGATAATCCAGCTCTGCAAGCAGCCAACCAGCAAATGCAAGCGATGGCGGCAGAGTTGGATCAGTTGCACAATATGTTGCGAAATGTCGGCAAGTCGATGGAAGCGCAGGACATGGAGCGCAAAGACTTTGAGGCGCAGATTAAAGCGTATCAGGCTGAGACGCAGCGCATTAGTGCTGTTCAGGCGGGTATGTCCGAAGAACAGATTCAAGACATTGCAATGGGCGTGGTCGCTGCGGCTATGGAGTCTCAGAACCTGATGATGCCTGAAATGCGTGAGGAATCCATGCCAATGGAAATGATGCCTTCTGAAGGGATGATGCAATGAAGTGCGCGGATTTTGTAGGCTTATTGTTCTTGGCGCGGGATGTAGCCCATAGTGTACATCTCAACACGCGCAGCTACAGCAAGCACAAGGCGCTAGGTCATTTTTACGAATTGATCATTGAAGCGGCAGATGACTTTGCCGAAGCGTACCAAGGTCGGCACGGGCTGATTGGGCCGATTACGCTGATGACAGCCAAGAAAACGACTAACATTGTTGAGTTCTTGGAAGAGCAGTTGAAAGAAATCGAAGGTTGTCGATACGAAATTGTTGACAAGACGGATATGTCTTTACAGCAACTTATTGATAACATTATAGAAATTTATCTGCGTGCTTTGTATAGATTGAGGTTCTTAGCATGACAATTACGGTAACCCATTCAACGCCAGCAGACGGTTCGTTTAGCGCCAGCGGCGCGACTGCGTGGAACGCATCGCATTCGTTTACTGGTACTTTACCTGCTGCCAACGGCGGCACGGGTGTAGCAAACAACTCAGCCAGCACCATTACAATTTCTGGGGCTTTTGGAACAACCTTTACGGTTTCTGGCACAACCGCTGTTACCTTGCCAACGACGGGTACACTTGCGACTTTAGCCGGAACGGAAACGCTAACGAACAAGCGCATAACCCCAAGGGTTAGCTCTGCCGCAAACATCACCTCGCCGCTTGCGTGGAACAGCGACAACTTTGATCAATATGCGTCAACCGCTCAATCAGAAGCGTTAACGATCAGCGCCGACGCTGGAACCCCAACGGACGGTCAGAAAATGATCTTTCGGTTTGAAGATAACGGCACCGCAAGAGCTTTGACTTGGACTACCGGAAGTTCAAAATCATTTCGAGCGGTTGGGATTACTTTGCCGACGACGACGGTTGCAAGCAAAACTTTGTACGTCGGCTGTGTGTACAATTCTGCTGACTCTCGTTGGGATGCAATAGCAACGGCGCAAGAAGCATGACGAATATTCCCCCAACGTATACCTTCCTTTACGATAAGGTAAGGTTTTCGGTCTACCACGCAAACACGGGGGAGGGTCTTCCCCGTCATGAGCATACGTTTGCTCATTTGACTGTGTGCGTTGCCGGGCAAGCTGCCATCCGTAAAGAGAACCTTTACAAGGAGATGGACAAGAACACCACGCCAGTAATCCTCAAAGAGAACGAGTGGCACGAGGTTGAAGCGCTAGTTGACGGGACTGTATTCATTAACGTGTTCCCCTCCAAGGAGCAAGAATGACAACGTGCGTTCTGTTCAATGACAAAGGTGAATTTCAGGGGATGATTGTTGCCGAGCCAACAGATTGGGTTGAAGAGGGCTGGCGATTAGAGGTTGTTCCAGAGGGCCACACTTGGGGCGGTAAATCTATTGTCACGGATGAGGAATATCTGGCAATCATAAACAAACAAGTCACGCCGGGAGTAATTTAATGCCTACTTTCACTCAAGTTATTACTTCTGGCACGACTTGGACGGTTCCGGCAGGAGTTACGTCGGCTACTGTTGAGTGCATAGGTTCTGGCAATATTGGCGGTGGAGCGTATGCTAAAACAAACTCGGTGTCTTTGACTCCGGGCGCAACTGTTTATATCAGAATTGATGCCGGTGGCGGTGGCGGGGCAACTTGGTTTAATAAAACGGCCAATACCGCGCCAACATCAGGGCAGACTGATCGTGGAGCACTTGCCGCTGGCGGCGGAGGGGTTAGTGAAGAAGGGGTTCTTAACGCTTCCGGTGGTCGGGCTTCAGATTCCGTCGGAGATGTTAGGTACACCGGAGGATCGGGGAGGTATTTTTATAATTGCTGCGGCGAATGTGGAAATTTGACTGAGATCTATTCTCGTGGCGGTGCGGCGGGACCAAATGGTAACGGCGCGAACGGGTTAGCAAGTGGACTTACTTATGGCGGCGGTGGCGGGGCTAATGGAGGCTCTGCATCTACGGGTGATAATGGGGGAAATAATAGATTTGGTGTCGGGGGAGGCGTGTTTGGCGGGGCGGCGGCTTCTAACGGCGGGGGTGGAGACCTTTTTCGAACTGGAAGCTATGAAGCCATTTATACCGACTCTACTTCTGGTCTGACTTATGGCCCTGCCGGTGGATCTGGCTATAACTCAAACGCTCCAGTCCGTGGCGCAGGCGGCGGCGCCGCTGGTGGAAGCGGAAGAAATGGACTTATTGTTGTTACTTACGAATCATCTGGACCTGCTTCAACCGGCAATATGCTGATGCTTTTCCGATAATGCTCGTCTTAGACTTTTGATTGCGTTACTATCTAGTAACTTCTAAATTACAGCACTACATAATGGATTGTATCTGAAACATGAATTCATTTTTTGGCGGCGGGTTTTTCAGCGGGGGTTTTTTTCAGTCTGTTGTGACCGGCGCAGAACAATTGTTGATTAAACTTCGGTCATTTACCGAAAGAAGGAGATTTTAATGGCTATCAATCTCAAAGCAATTACTTCGGTAATGGGCTACCAGCAGATCACAAGTCTGAGTTCTGCTACCAAACTAACCGTACCGGCGCGTAATTTGAGCGGCTTGGTGGGTACTCCTCGGATTGCAATCATTACGCCTGAAACGCAAAACGTGCGCTGGCGTGACGATGGGGTGGCTCCAACAGCAAGCGTTGGGATGCCACTGGCCGCTGGTGTTACGTTGCAGTATGACGGTGACCTATCGCAGATTCAGTTTATTGAGCAAACCGCTGGCGCTAAACTGAACATTAGTTACTATTCTTAATAAAGTTGCTGCACTTACTGCGTAGGACACAAAATGGCCGTTAATCTTTCCCCCGTGGGCGGCGTTGCGGCTCAATTCTTTGACAACAATGGTGTCATCTTGTCTGGTGGCAAGTTGTACACCTATCTTGCCGGTACAACTACGCCGGTTGCCTCTTACACCACTAGCGCGGGGAATGTTGCCCGTACTAATCCTATTATTTTGGACGCTGCTGGGCGTGTGGCAGGTGGCGGTGAAATTTGGATTACTGTAGGGATTACATATAAGTTTGTATTAACAGACAGTAATGATGTGCTGATTGGCACTTACGATAATGTGCAATCATCGCAATCAACAGACTCGTCTTTAGTTACATACACCCCGGCAGGAGCTGGTGCTGTAACAACAACAGTTCAAGCTAAATTGCGTCAGACTGTTAGTGTGGCTGATTTTGGCGCGGTAGGTGACGGCGTTACGGATGACACTGCTGCATTTAACGCAATGTTTGCAACAGGATCAAACGTATTTGAATTATTGCCAAGCAAGCAGTATTTGATTGGCGATGTTGTATTGCCTACAGGATCAGGTTGGACTGTTGAAGGAAACTGGGCAACTATTATTCCTAAATCTGGCGCATTAACTTGCTTTACAGGCACTTACACTACGCAAATTTTTAACACAGCAATTAGAAATTTAAATATTTCAGGAAATGTTGCTGATGTAATTAAATTCTCTTGTACTGGAAATGGCGTTTTAGTTAATTGTGAAATTAACGGTATTACTTCGCGTTCAGGAACTTGCACAACGCTTGTAACCTTGTTTTCAACTGCAACAGGTCAAGGTGAAGCATTTAAAGTTAAAAATGTAACTATACTTGGTGCTAATTACAGTTATGTAGTTTATATGTATGGCGGATCGTCAAACTACGGGTCATGCGAATTTAAAACAATTTTTCACAACCACACAATTGGTGTAGCAACCATTTTTGCTGTTGACGGTTTGTTTTTAGCAGATGTAGATTTGATCTATCACACACGAGGTTCAGGTGTAAAAATTAACACTGGCGCGTCTGCGGTAAGTTGCACGTTTAGTCGGATGGAAACAGAAGCCGTAGAGCATGGGACTAAACTCTACGATGGTGATTTTACTAATTGCTCATTTGATGTTTCTACTGTTTACAACCAGTTGTTAACTGCACCTTTTACTGAACAAATCGCAAGCGGCGTATTTAAAAATTGCACGTTTGCAAATAACTTTGTATTTCAAACAAGCGGCACAACTATGACTCTAGCCGCAGGGTCAACAAGAAACACAGTTACAGATTTGCAAGTTGGAAGTATTGACTATGTTCAATACACCACCATTGCTGACTCTGGAACATTTAACAACTTTATTGCAGAGCAATATATTTCTCCTTCTACGGCTTGTACTGGTGCAATTACTTCAGCCGCAAGTTACACACTTGCAAAAAATGGTCGTGTAGTAACGCTTGATTTGCCAGCCGTATCTGGAACAGCAACAGCAGCAATAAGTTTCACTTTTGGAACAGCGTTGCCAGCTAAATATAGACCAGTCACTAATGACGCATCTGTTCAAGCATTGATTATTGATAACGGTGTTTTGTCTTCAGTAACTGGTCTTGTAGTAGTGCAAACAGACGGCGCAATTATCGTTTACAAGAGCGCAAATCAATCCAGCACTTTTACAAATGGAGCTGTTGGTGGCTTATCAACTTCTACAACCATTTCTTGGATTGTATAAGAATAAATCATGGCTGATACAAAAATTTCTGCACTAACGGGTGCAACTACTCCACTGGCGGGTACTGAGGTATTACCTATTGTCCAAAGCGGGACAACAGTAAAAGTGTCCGTTGCAAACCTAACTGCTGGCAGAGCAATTGACGCAACCACTGGAACATTTACAGGGTTGCTGACAAGTTCAACTGGCCCTGCAACAGTTAGCACGCAACAAGGTGGTCTTAAATCTTTTTGCCCAGGTTTTTCTGGTCAATACGGCGGCATCTTCTTTTCCACGCCTAGTGCTTCTATTGATCAAATTGAGGCAGATATTTTTACCTCTGGAAACACTGGTGTACCGTCATCTAAACTCAAGGTTTTAAAAGATGGCGATGTAAATGTCCTACTTGGCAACCTAGTCATCGGCACATCTGGCAAAGGCATCGACTTTTCTTCCACTGCTGGCACAGGCACAAGCGAGTTGCTGAATGACTATGAAGAAGGTACTTGGACGCCAATACAAGGCGCAAACGTAACCCTTGTTGGGTCGTTTAGTTCATCTGGAACATATACAAAAATTGGCAGATCGGTTACTGTAGCTGGACAAATAAATGGTTCTACATCTGTATCAGTAATTGCAGCGGGGATTTTGGTTTCAGGATTACCATTTACCGTAGGAACTGTTAGTTTAGGCGGTTCAACCAATGCTTCTTTAAATGTAAGCGAAGGTGTATTAGCTACCTCAACTGTTATTTACGCAACTAGCGCAATTGCCGCAACAACAACCATTTTCTTTTCCGTAACTTATCAGGTGTAATTGTGAGTTTAACAAAAGCAAGTTATTCATTAATTAACGGAGCACCTATTAATGTTTTGGATTATGGCGCAGATTCAACCGGCGCAACTAGCAGTTCAGCAGCTATTCAATTAGCTTTAAACACTGGTGCGCCTGATATGTTGGAAAAAGTTACCTCTGTCGATCTGATTGAGGTTGTTGAAAACGGCTGCATTCAAGTCCGTACCAAGACCGCCATCAAGGAAGATGGCGTTGAAATCAGCAACAAGTTCCATCGCCACGTTGTAGTCCCTGGTGCTGACTACAGTAATGAAGATGCCAAAGTGCAAGCAATTGCTTCATCTATCCATACGCCAGAAGTTGTTGAAGCGTATAGGCTTGCACAACTTGACAGAATGCCCAATAATACCGTACCGGCGCGGCTCACCGGGGAATCTCAGGATTCACAATGACCGAAGAAGTAGCGATTGAAGCGGAAGTAGCGCCCGCGCCGGAACTGGAAGCCACGGCGGCCCCGGAACCTGTAGTAGATACGCCGGAAGTTGCGCCCAAGACATTCTCGCAAGAGGAACTTGATGCCGCAATTCAAAAACGTCTCGCAAGAGAACAGCGAAAGTGGGAGCGTGAGCGTCAAGCACCGCCGCCCGTTGCCGTTGATGTCCCGCCTGTAGATCAGTTTGATTCGGTTGATGCGTATGCAGAGGCCAAAGCGATCAAGCTAATTGAACAGCGTGAGCAGCAGCGCCAACAAGCGGAGATTCTTGAGGCGTATCACGAACGTGAAGAAGAGGCTCGGTCCAAGTACGATGACTTTGAACAGGTCGCGTATAACCCAAGTCTCAAGATCACGACCGTGATGGCGCAAGCGATTCAAGCCTCTGATGCTGGCCCTGATGTAGCGTACTACTTAGGGTCCAATCCAAAAGAGACAGATCGTATATCCCGTCTTAGCCCGATTTTGCAAGCAAAGGAGATTGGACGCATTGAGGCTAAAATAGCCAACGATGCCCCGGTCAAACGTACTACGTCCGCGCCCGCACCGATTAGTCCGGTAACAGCCAGAACTTCAGGCAATCCAAGTTATGATACGACCGATCCTCGGTCTACTAAAACCATGACTACCTCGGAATGGATTGAAGCAGATAGGCTGCGCCAGATTAAAAAGGCACAAGCTCAGAATCGCTAACTTTTAAGGAATTACCATGTCAAATAGCATTCTTACGATTGACATGATCACCAGGAAGGCCCTGGAGATCTTGGAAAACAATCTGGTTCTTACCCGTAACGTGAACCGTCAGTACGACGACAGCTTTGCTGTTGAAGGTGCCAAGATCGGTTCGACCCTGCGTATCCGTCTGCCCGACCGCGCTCTGGTAACTGACGGTGCCGCCCTGCAAGTTCAGGACGACAACGAGCAGTTCACCACGCTGACCGTTTCGACCCAGAAGCACATTGGCGTGAACTTCACGTCTGCCGAACTCACAATGCAGTTGGATGACTTTGCAGAGCGCGTTCTCAAGCCGCGTATCTCGCAGTTGGCATCAAGCATTGACGCTGACGTTGCTAACTCGTTCAAAGCGATTGGTAACACGGTTGGTACTCCAGGCACCACGCCAG